ATGCAGACCGAGTACCAGTCAATGATGATGGCACGATGGTGCAGGTCGCTATGAGCGATTTCAAAACTTACATGAATTCGAATATCACGACCATCAACGGTCTGACCTATCCTACAGCAGATGGAACCTCTGGTCAGTTTATGACGACTGACGGTTCAGGAACCTTGTCATTTGGATCTGTTGTGTCTTTTCTCTCAGGCATGATTTTACCGTACGCAGGAACATCAGCACCGTCTGGATGGTTATTCTGTGATGGTTCAGCAGTAGCATCAGCGACCTACGCTGATCTGTTTACAGCAATAGGCACGACTTACGGCGGTGACAGCACGAACTTCAATCTTCCTGATTTACGCGGTCGCGTTATTGCAGGTAAAGACGATATGGGTGGCGCGAGTGCCGACCGACTAACCAATCAATCTGGTGGTCTGGACGGTGATACGCTGGGTGCATCTGGTGGTGCTGAGACACACCAGTTGACCACTGCTGAACTTGCGGCACACACGCATGATGGACAATTTTGTAACGCATCTGTCGGTACAAACTTCGCTAGTGTGCATGGTGCGAGTGCATCTAATGGCACGAAAACAGCGTCGGACTCGACTGGTGGCGACACTGCGCACAACAACGTGCAACCAACCATTGTTCTAAATTACATCATAAAGACATAACACATGGCAATTATCCCTCTCAGGGACTTGGGTTCCGTCGGAGTCATCACGGACACAAGTCCGTACAACATTCCACTCAACGGTTTCAGCAAAGCATACAATGTCAGATTCGATGAAGGTCGAGTAAAACGAGCACCAGTATTTCGCAAAGTAAAAGACAGTCTGGGGTTTACCCCACGGTTCTGTTTTGGGGTCGTTCCGGCAACTGGTTTTGACACGGTTGTGCTTGTCTCTGATGCCTATGTCATTAAAGAGTACGCGAACAACACAATAACTGACATCTCAGGTTCCATCACTGGTTCGAGCGACCCCCGCCCATTCACAGGTACATCTCTTGCTGACGTGACCTACATCAACAGACCAGACAGAGTACCAGTTTACAAAACATCGTCAGGAGTAAACTTCGCTGACCTTACCAACTGGGACAGCACATGGAGAGCAGGTTCTCTTAGAGCGTTTGGTGACCAGTTAATTGCTTTGAACATGACTGAGGGCACCAACTACTATCCCACACGGGTACGGTTCTCTGACATTACGACAGCAAACTCGATCCCCGGTAGTTGGGACGCGACAGATGCAACAAAGTCAGCAGGATTTATTGACCTAGTTCAGATACCAACTGAAATCAAAGACGGTTTAAGTTTAGGTTCAAACTTTATTATCTACTCAAGTGACCAAACTTGGTTGATGGAATTTGTTGGTGGTCAGTTCATATTCAACACACGCAAACTCTTCAATGACGCGGGCGTAATTAATCAGAATTGTGTTGTTGAGGCAGATGGTCGTCACTACGTGTTTGGACCGAATGACATCTATGCGCATGATGGTACAACAAAGCAGTCTATCTGTGATGAGAGAACCAAGTCTTTCATTTTCGACAACCTGAATAACAATAACACCGATGTGTGTTTTGCGATGCACAATACCAATCTCAACGAGATCATGTTTTGCTACATGTCAGGTGACGCAGATTTAGCGTTTCCTAATGCAAATCGTTGCAACCGTGCGGCAGTCTACAACTACCGAAACAATACTTGGACATTTTATGATCTGCCCAATGTCAGCAGTGGCACACAAGCAAACGTCAACTCAGTTGCAACTTACGCAACCACGACTGCAACCTATGCTTTGACTGGCGGTACGTATTACGCACAGGAAGACAGTTTCGACCGTCACACATTGATGGTTGGCGAAGACCAAGCAACTGACGGTATTACGAGTGACAAACTCTACGGACTCGACCTGTCAGACGCAGGGCAACTGGCGTATGAACTAGATACTGAAGCAACCAAGTTCCCGTTTCTTGAACGCACAGGCATTGACTTAGACGAGACAGGATCGGCGGCAAGGCAGTATGTGGTCGTTACAAGATTGTTTCCTCAAGCAGACACACTAAATTCATCCGACACAACGATGACATTTGCGTTCGGTGCGAGTGACATCCCAAGGGACACACCAACTTACTCAACCCCAGTCACGTTTGATATCGCAACGGATCACAAGATCGACAGTAGGGCGGCAGGTAGATATCTGTCTTACAAGATGACCCTGACTGACAATAAGGACTTTGATCTGTCTGGTTTCGACATCGAGGTAACACCGACGGGAGCAAGGTAGATGGCACTTAGTGATAAAACCAACTTGCTAGTCACAGACTACACGCGGCAACAGTTCCCATTACTAGAAGAAGGTGTGCGCAGATACATTCAAGAAGAACTACGACGCATCGAGACAAGCATTGGAACACTTATCCGATCCTCGGTCCAAGTTACGGACGATCCACCGGAAAACCCAGTCAAAGGAATGATCAGATACGCCGTGTCACCATGGAACCCAACAGGGGCAGGTGATGGTCTGTATGTCTACAACGGAACAGCGTGGGTCGCAGTTTAATTTATAGGAAATAAGATATGATAGGTCAGGTTATTGGCGGTATTGCGGGTGGTTTACTCGCAAATGATGCTGCTCGATCTCAGCGCAAGGCAATGCGTGAAGCAAACGAATTGTCGAACATGGGTTATTTGGATGCACGTCCGTTCCTGCAATTTGGATATGGTGGTGGTAAAGGTGCACTCCAAGACGTTCTAGGCACTGGTGCTTACACAGGACCTACATATGCTGGTCTCAATGAGATGCAGACTGGTGCACTGAATAACCAATTTGGTTTTGGCGGTGATGCCTTTGGTATGGGACAGAACTTAGCACAAACTGGTGCAGGTTTTGGGTCGAACTATAGTGACCTTTTCAATCAAGCAATGGGCGGTAACGCCATGCAGAACGCGATTGATTACGCGACTGCAAATCGTGGCGGATTAGTCGATGCGGCACTTAGAGACAGCACACGTCAACTGACTGAACAGACACTTCCCGGTATCAACAGGGCGGCATCAGCAACTGGTAACACCAATTCATCACGTGCAGGTATCGCAGACGCATTAGCGACCCGTGGGTATCAAGACCGTGCGGCAGATGTAAGTGCTGACATAACGAACACACTGATGAACCAATCTCTTGCGCAACAACAGCGAGACTTTGCGAACGCCATGAACGCTAACCGTGGACTAGCATCAGCATTTGGCACTGGTCTCACATCAGGTTTCAAAGGACTAGGACAGCAACTTGCCGCAGGTGGTGCGTTCCAGCAAGACGAACAGAACAGACTAATGGACGATCAGAGCAACTTCGAGCGTCAACGTGACTTCGAGTTAGATCAATATGGCAAGTTTATGTCTCAGATTATGGGTCGTGCACCAACGCAAGGTAAGAACTATCAACCAAACCTCGTTAATCCAACACAAGCGGCACTTAGTGGTGCAATGAGTGGGTTCGGAATGGGCGGTCAAATGTTTGGTGGTATGGGGGGCGGAAATCCATTTGCCTCAATGGCACCGGAGCGTACCTACATCAATGCTCCTGCTTATCAAGGCATGGGATATATGGGCGGGAGATAAGATATGGCAATAGGTGATCCAACCGCAGGCATGGTGCCGATGATGCAATATCGACCAGATGGCACCCCAATGCTCACAATAAACCCACAAAATCGACCAGTAAGTTCCCCAGCAATACCACTCGCTCCACCCCCAGCATTGTCGAATACCAACGCACCTACCACACCGGGTGCTCTGTCTCCGCAACAAGGTCGCAGAAGCAACACAATGCTATCAGTCCAACGTCCTGACCTCGGTATCGGCACGAATGAAATGCTTATGCGTGTTGGTGGAGCAGGATTAGCAAATGCAGACCGAGGCGGTCTTGCGGCATACGGTGCGATGTTTGATCAGTATGGCAACATTCAAGACCAGCGCAGACGAAACGCACTTGCAGAATACAATGCTGACTATCGTGCAGAGCAAGCAGAGTTAAACAGACAAAATCAATTGGAAATAGCACGTCTTCGAGCAGAAGCGAAAAAGAAGGGTAAGACACCCGGCATGCCTCAAACATCGCCTTACACACAAGCAACAATTAATGCGATTGAATCCATCGAGAAGGCAGTCGAGGGTCAAGAGCAAGATAAGTTCTTCAATCCATTTGACAATGTGACAGGTGCAATAGGTTCCATGATGTCACTGATCCCCGGCACACCTGCTCACGATACAAATGCCAACATTGAGACAGTTATCTCATCAATTGGTTTCGACAGATTGCAACGGATGAGAGACGAAAGTCCGACTGGTGGTGCACTTGGTCAGGTATCAGAACGTGAATTGTCACAGTTGAACGCATCACTCGGTAACTTGCGGCAATCTCAGAGTTTGGAGCAGTTCAAGCGAAACTTGGCACTCGTCAAGAAACATTATCTGGCATCAGTCGAAGCAATCCGACAGCAACAAATCGAATATGCACGGATGAATGGACTGCCAGTCCCAGCATCAGCGCAGGGCGGTGCAGGTAGCAACAATCAGAGTGCGGCAGACGCAATCGTAGGAATCACAAACTAATATGAGGTAGCACTATGGCAGATCGTTTATCCGCCTATGCTGACTGGTTGGTGTCGAACCAAAACTTACAGGGTACACCGCAGTTCCAGACAGTCGCAGATGCCTACCGTAAATTGCGTCAACAAGGCAACCAATCGACTACGCAAGAAGCAAAACCCGATACCAGTTTCTCGTCTGCATTTATGCAAGGCGTAGACAGACCCCTAGAAAACATTGGGACAACACTTCAAGCAACTGGACTTGCACCGAATGTAGGTCAGGCACTTAAAGATGCCACACAAGCACCTACCAACTACGAAAGTGCATCAGAAAAGTTCATAAACCCAGATCAAGGTGACTTCACCATTGCTGGTTTTGCACCGGAATACTTACCTCGTGCGATTGTAGAACAAGCAGGAAACCTCGGTGGATCGCTAATCTCAAGAGCAGGTGGTGCTGCGGCAGGTGGACTTGTCGCTGGACCAGCAGGTGCAGTAGGTGGTGCTTTAGCAGGACCAGCACTGTTCGAGTTCGCTCAACAACTAGGTCCAGTCGCAATTGAACGTGCCAAGAATAACGGAAGATCAGAACCCACATGGGACGATTGGACAGCGGCGGCGGCAACTGCTGGTGTCTCAGGTGCACT